GCTAAGGCGGCAGATTCGGACACTGGGTGGAAAGTCGTTTCTCTGTTAAGACAGGTTACGATGGGACCACGATGCACGATTCAATTGGGGAGCAGAATTAATCCTATTCTATCTCCGACAAACTAGCGTAGTTTGTAGCGGTACTGGTCTGAGCTCCGAGAGCAATTTCCAGAGTAATCCGTCACGCATTCAGTAATTCTTGCTTCAACTGCGGTTGAATGCAGTTCTCTTAATCCTACACCGCTCCTTTATGACTGGGAGTCGTGGATGTCTCTCGACAGCAGATTGCTTCCGTTTTTGCCTCGTAAGGGGACTAGCGGCCGGTCTGTGTGAGTAGTGTTCCAAGTAGATGTTCGGTCGGCAAACACACCTTCATCACGCCCTCGTCTTCGAGCTTGCGCTCGGCGTCAGGGTGATGGGTCGACAGTGGGAGAGAACAAAGAAGTAAGATGGCTACACAGGGGGTTAGTTACTCGTTCGCGAGTATCAACCGGTCTATAGACCTTAAAGTTGTGAGCTGATTCTGAATTAAAAGCTATTTGAATGGATGCAGCATATGGCCCTGTCTGAGGACAGAATGACCATTTCCATCAAGTATACAAAGGCTACTTCCTCCAGACGGAAGTGGAACCCCTTACGGGGGGAGTTGAACTGAGTTCAACGAGTGTTACAATTGAGTTATCTTCAGATATCCTCGATTGACGTTTGTCCCTGATGCGTAGGCCGCCGAGACCATCAGAGAGATGGTAGGGCCTAGATCAACGGTGTTCCAGATGATTGGACCGACAGAGGTCATCCATGAGTCAAAAGTACTCACATTTGGGGCCTCAGATGTGGCACTAAAACCGTGATCAGCCGACGTAGCTGGTGCGAATGAAGTAGAGCTGTTTTGAGACAGATACAGGACTCCACCAGTAACGTTAGCAGACGTATCAGCTGACACACAAGTAGCGTCAACCAAATATACTCCCGCAGGCAGGGTGATGAGGCCTGTCGATGCAATCGAAGCATTAATCCCATTCGCTATAACCAGAGGAAGTCCGGCCGAGCTGAATAGGTTTCTTGCAACCGTCGTGACCCCTGTGAGGTCGCCTGTTGACGGGTTCGATACAATTTGGAAGTATGATCCTGGCGCTCCGGAAGCCACACTCGGTGGCTCGAGAACCGGGACGGATAGCGACACTCGGTATCTAACTCTAAGTTCACCAATGACAGTAGTATTGATACAACCATAAGTCGACACATACAGGTTTCCCGCATCATAAGTCTTGATGTCGGTATTAACTGGGAGCGCGCCAGGTCTCACGTAATGTGAGTCCTGTTTTCTCATCTGAGTACAATCGATCCGAAGAACGATTTGCTCAGCACAGGGCATAGCATCGATATGCGGTTCTGCATCAAGAACTTGCTGTTTCGATGCTG